CTGGAAAAACAACTTAAAGGTAAATAGCGATGGCGTCCACATATTCAAGTAACTTAAAAATAGAGCTGATGGGTACTGGTGACCAAACCGGTACTTGGGGCACTACAACCAATAACAATTTTCAGTATGCATTGGAAGACGCTATTGTTGGGTATGTGAACGTATCTTTTGCTTCTGACGCGGACAAAACCCTTACTTTGTCAGATAGTAACGCCGCGCAAGATGCTAGAAATTATTTTCTGTATGTAACATCCGGGGTGTCTCTCACAGCCACCAGAGAGTTGATTGTCCCAACGATTGAAAAAACCTATGTAGTACACAACGCTACAACTGGAAGTCAAAGCATAACGGTAAAGACCTCTGCTGGTACTGGTATAACCGTACCAAACGGAAAGAAAGCTCTTCTCTATGCTGACGGCACTAATGTAGTAGAGCAGGTTAATTATGTAGGTGACCTCACCATTGGGTCCGTTACTTTATCAACAGCGTTGCCAGTGGCTTCGGGCGGTACTGGGGCTACGGATGCTGGAACGGCACGTACTAATCTTGGTTTGGCTATCGGAACTAACGTACAGGCATACGATGCCGGGTTGCAGTCTATAGCGGGGCTTACTACTTCCGCTGACAAGATGATTTACACAACTGCTTCGGATACTTACGCTGTCACAGCATTGACTTCATATGCCCGTACTTTGCTTGATGATGCTTCGGCTAGTGATGCAAGAACTACGCTGGGGTTGGGTACTTCCGCTACAGTTAATACGGGGACTTCTGGGGCTACCATACCACTGCTAAACGGCGCGAACACTTACTCTGGGGCCAGTACGTTTTCTGCTGCTGTTCAGATAAGCAGCCTCGGGGTGGGGACTGCTGCTAGTGGGACTACTGGTGAGATTCGAGCTACAAATAATGTCACTGCGTATTACTCCTCTGACAGCAGGCTGAAAGAAAATGTGGTTAGGATTTCTGATCCTATGGGGAAGATTTCAGCTATAAATGGGTATATGTTCGATTGGACGGATGACTATGTTACCGCAAATGGAGGGGAGGATGGTTATTTTGTCCGTAAGCACGATACTGGGGTTATAGCACAGGAAATTGAGCAAATTATGCCTGAGTGCGTAGCCACCCGGGATGACGGATATATGGCTGTTAAATACGACCGGCTTGTTCCTTTGTTGATCGAGGCGGTGAAGGATTTACAGCGGCAAATTGACGAACTGAGGAACCCGTAATGGCGCTTAACGGTTCCGGTCCAATTTCTCTCGGCGGCACTACCGTAGGGGAGTCTATTAATTTGGAGTTGGGATATAGCGCTACAGCCACAATTAGCCTTAATGACACTGCGGTACGTGATTTGGCTGGCGTAGCTTCCGGGGCTATTGTCGTTCCTACTGATTTCTATGGTAAATCTTCTGTAACAGTAGCACTTAACCCCTTTACTTGGGATGGCAGTACAGAAGGTAGTACGGGTACAATATACGACGTAGACATTATTTACTCCGGTAATGTTACCGCTGGAGTTCGTTTTGGGTCAGATGGAAACGTATACGCTATATGGCAAGCCGGGGGAAGTGTAACTTATACACAAATGCGCTCTGCGACAGACTGGGTGAGGCCGACTTCAGAAGCCTCTAGCTATTATGTTAAAGGCACTCCTAGCAGTGGTACTTTTTCATCTTCTCCCGGGGCAGGATACGTCATTCTCACTTCAAATAGAGATTATTACGTAAGCAGGGTTACTATAGGGAGTAAAGTATGTTCTGGTACATTTTATATATCAAATGACGGCACCGACGGCGGCATTGTAGCAAGCATAGGGTTTACTTTATCCGCCGAAGAGGAAAAATAATCATGTTGATTAATATGCCAGAATACAGCAGGACTCCTCTTGTGAGGGGATATAGAGGTAAGGATAAAAAACTACTTGCCCAAGTATCTCCAAAAACCGGAGCGCATACCATTCGTACACTTGTTGGGAAGACATTTGATGACAATGCAGGCGGCTTGGATTGCTGCCCTTTAAAAACCAGCAGGAAAAACCAAGATGGGGCGATCCGAAATGAGTTTATGGCGGATAAGTCAGAGTTTACTACGCGCCTAGCCGTAACCAGACACCCTGTTAATCGTTTTATAAGTGGGTATAAGCATAAAATTGCGGGTTTGGGCCAATGGAAACTTAATGCTCCTGTCCCTTCTTTTAGCGATTTTATTTCTAATTTTGACTCTATATCTGCTGATTATTTAACTATAGATGATAATTCTATATTTTTCCATTTTGCTAAACAGGTTGATTTTTTAGGTAGCGATCTTAGCCAGTACACTCATGTCTATGACATTGATACGGAGTCAGAAGAAATACATAGCTTATTTGATGTCGTTTATGAAAAGGTGTTCCCAAGATTGCAGTTAAATTCAACGCAGGATTTGGATCCTAACATCACTCCCACGGCTTTTGAAATATCTTGGATAGAAACAAGATACGCGAATGACTACACTTTATTAGGATTGTGACAGCTATGGTACTTGATGCGCTATTAAATATAGGCGGTAAGTTAGTAGATAAACTGATTCCTGACCCGCAGGCTAAAGCAGCGGCGCAGCTTGAGTTGGCAAAACTTGCCCAAAGTGGCGAGTTAGCGGCTATGGCAAACGAAACCGAGTTGTTTAAGTTAGAGCAGAATAACCTAACTGACCGACATAAGGCAGACATGAGTTCTGACAGTTGGCTGAGTAAAAATATCAGGCCAGCAACGCTTATCTTTATCTTGGTGACGTATGCAATTTTTGGGTTGATGTCAGCGTGGGATGTAGAGGTCAATGAGCCATACGTCGAACTGTTAGGCCAATGGGGGATGTTGATAATGTCTTTCTATTTCGGTGGTCGGACGCTAGAAAAAATCATTGATATGCGAGCAAAGAGTAATAAATAAGGTAAATTATTATGTTTGTTCTGTCTAAAAAATCGTGGGACATACTCAATACTGCGAAGCCAGAATTGGTTGCGGTTGTGTCTAAGGCTATACAGATCACTAAGGTAGATTTTGGTGTTATAGAGGGGTTACGTACCGTGGAAAAGCAGCGAGAATATTTCGAAGCCGGTGCATCTAAGACGATGAACTCTAAACACATAACCGGCGATGCTGTTGACTTGGTGGCTTATATAGGGAGTAGACCCTCATGGGAACTAAATCTATACGATGACATAGCGGATGCAATACGGCAAGTGGCTATAGATTTTAATGTTTCTATTCGGTGGGGTGGCGCGTGGAATGTACCCGATATACGAATGTGGCAAGGCAACATGGAACATGCTATGAACTACTACGTAGATACTTGTAGGCGCGAAGCCCGACGCCCTTTTATTGATGCACCTCATTTTGAGTTGAGCTAAGTATGGCCCTTATAAAGTTACAGTTTCGCCCCGGCGTTAATAGAGACCAGACTAACTACACTGGTGAAGGTGGTTGGTGGGAGACTGAAAAAGTCAGATTTTTTAGCGGTTTCCCTCAGAAAATTGGTGGGTGGGCGTCTTATACTTCCGCGCAGATTCTTGGCATATGCAGGCAGATGTTGGGTTGGATTACTACGTTCGGTGATAATTTTTGCGCTCTTGGGACCAATAAGAAAGTCTACATAGAAGCTGGCGGTACGTTATACGACATAACTCCGTTACGTGATACTACGGCTGCGGGGGATGTGACATTTGCTGCTTCTAACGGGTCTTCTACTCTGACAGTCACTGACACTCTTCATGGTGCAGCGGCGGGAGATTACGTTACTTACTCGGGGGCGGTTACTTTGGGCGGAAATATAACCGCTGACGTTTTAAATCAGAATTACGAAATAGCCACTGTAATAGACGTAGACTCATATACAATTATAGCCAAGGACACCAGTGGGGCTACGGTAACCGCAAACGCGAGTGATACGGGTAATGGCGGGGCTGCTGTAGTTGGCGCGTATGAGATAAGCCCCGGTAACGCCATAGGCGATTTTGGGTATGGTTGGGGTACTGGGGGGTGGGGTAGAAATGGCTGGGGTCAAGGTTCGGGCGGTTCGGACGGGGTGTTCTTACCCCAACGAGATTGGTGGTTTAGTAATTTCGATAACGATCTTGTGATGAATATCCGCAATGGTGCGCCTTATTACTGGGAACGGGGGTCTACTTCTAACCCATCTACCGCGCTGGGTACTCGGGCGATTACACTCCAAGCCTACGCTACTGCTACTGGGTACGACCCTGACGATGCCCCTGCACAGGTAGGGCAGCTTCTCTTATCCCAGAATGACAAGCACTTATTGGCGTTCGGTGCGGTTCCTTATGGCTCTACCTCCACAGCAGATTTTGACCCCCTACTTATACGTTGGGCGGACCAAGACAATCCGGGGCAGTGGGAACCTTTGGCTACGAATTCGGCGGGGTTTATTCGTGTTTCTCGTGGGTCTCGCATTATACGGGCTATGGCTACTCGCCAAGAAATACTTATTTGGACGGATTCCAACCTGTACACGTTACAGTTTTTAGGAACCACAGATGTCTTTGCATTGCAAGAATACGCCGACAACATATCTATTGCCTCTCCTCGCGGGGTAGTCACAGCTAACAACATTACGTACTGGATGGGGGTAGACAAGTTTTATGTATACACAGGGCGCGTAAACACGCTACCTTGTACAGTAAGGAAGTATGTGTTTGGTAATTTTAACGCCGTCCAGTCTGAGCAAATCATTTCCGGCACAAACGAAGCCTTTAATGAAGTATGGTGGTTTTACCCCAGTGCTACTAGCGATGTTGTGGATAAGTACGTTGTGTACAACTACGGTGAAGATATATGGTATTTTGGGTCGCTTTCCAGAACCGCGTGGTTAGATTCTCCGCTTCGCCAGTATCCACAAGCCATTGAAACTGACTACGACACCCAAATAGGCACAATGTACGACCAAGAATACGGTAATGATGCGGATGGTAGTGCTATTGAGTCCTACATTCAATCTAACGATTTTGATATAGCGGATGGGGAAAAATTCATACTTACAAAGAGAATCTTAACAGACGTAGCGTTTGAGTCTTCTACGGTAGAAAACCCGGAGATTACGATTACTATACGCACCCGAAACTTCCCCGGCTCTACGTTTAACACAACAAACGACGATACCGCCAATATTATAGAGACCAGCGTTGACTCCTTTACACAACAAATATTCATTCGCGCTCGGGCTAGGCAGATGGCACTTAAAGTAAGTTCTGAGGATTTAGGGGTAGCTTGGTCTTTGGGTACTATGCGTATTGATGGAAGAGAAGACGGACAGAGGTAGCTGATATGGCTATGGAAAAATTCAGATCTACTCCGTTGCCCATGCCTCCGCAGGGATATGATCCTGTGTATATGCGACAGTTGATTCAGGTAATTGAACTGTATTTTAGCAGGTTGGATTCGCAAACCCCGTTACAAGCTGAGTATTTTAAGGGTAGGGGCGACCAGCTTGTTTTGCCGCATATATCCGTGTCAGATAGTACAGATCAGTACGCCACAGGAAATAACATCCCAACTAACATCAAGTGGAATACATTGGAGTCTGCGGATGGATTTACCTTAAACCCACCGGGTTCGGCTACAGCTACTTATGCGGGTTTTTACAAAATTGATTATAGTCTACAATTTATAAACACGGCTAACGA